AGCTTAAATAGTAAAGCGTCGAACTCATAATTCGGGGAGTGCGGGTGCAAGTCCTGCTCCGCCCACCATTACAATGAAATGTTTATTGTGTAATGTTATTCTTCCATACGAGAAACGAAACAATAAGTTTTGCAGTCAGAGTCACTTTGCTACCTACAATAACACAGGTAGGATTAGAAGAAAAACCCCCCTGCCTATATGTGCGCTTTGCTTATCACCATGTAAGAGAAGCGACTCTAAATATTGTTCGAAGATATGTGGGTGGAAAGCAAAGGAAAAATATTCTACAGACAAAGAAAGAAAGACAGCAAGAAAAGCTCAGGTAAAAGCAGTGACAGCAAATTATAGAGCAAAAAAACACAACCAAACACCTGATAATGCAGATTTAGAAGCTATCAAGAAATTCTATGCCAATTGCCCTAAAGGATACGAGGTAGATCATATCATACCTATATCAAAGGGTGGATTGCATGTCTTAGAAAATCTTCAATATCTTACTATAAGTGAAAATCGCAAAAAGCACAACAAAATACTTAAATAGACATATTGCATATTGCCATTCTGTAATGTTATCATATGTCTTTACTAAGGAGACACATGGCAAAGTTTTATACTAATGTTGTACAGTGGGGCAACCGTATTTTGGTAAGAGAGGTTGACAATGGCTATGGCATACAACACAAGAATGCTTTCAAACCAACACTATTTGTTAAGGCGACAAAGAAAAGTCAATGGAAGTCGCTATTTGGTGATGATGTAGAACCCATTACATTTGGCGAGATCAACGAAGCAAAGGACTTTATCAAACGATATGGTGAAGTAGAAAACTTTGCTATCTATGGAAACAAAAACTTTGCCTATCAGTTCATTACAGAGAACTACCCAGGTGAGATTGAATTTGACATCTCCCAGATCAAAATTTTTTCTATCGACATTGAAACCTCTGCCGAATATGGGTTTCCTGATGTAAACAATGCAATTGAAAGTGTCTTACTTATCTCGGTTCAGGACTACGCAAGTAAGCAAATAGTTACCTTTGGTTGCGGCGACTTCAAGGTCACAAAGGACAACCACGACTATGTGCAATGTCGAAACGAGCAGGAACTTCTCAGTAAGTTTATCACATTCATTCAGCAGGAACTTCCTCATGTCTTTACAGGGTGGAACTGTGAGACATTTGACATTGCTTATCTAGTAAAACGCATTGACCGTGTTCTTGGCAACGACACCTCTCGCAGATTGTCCCCCTGGGGTATTGTCAATGACAAGTCATTTGAAAGAGCAGGTAAGGATGTTACAGCATTTGAGATTGTAGGTATTGCAACACTTGACTATCTTGACTTATACAAAAAGTTTACATACAACGCACAAGAATCATACAAACTAGATTACATTGCTAAGGTTGAGCTGGGCAAGCAAAAACTTGAACATGAATATGATAGCTTTCGAGAGTTCTATAGAAATGATTGGCAACGCTTCGTAGAATATAATGTGGTCGATGTTGAACTTGTTGACCAACTTGAAGATAAGATGCGATTGATTGAACTCATCATAACTATGGCGTATGATGCAAAGTGTAACTATGGTGATGTGTTCTCTGCGGTTCGTACCTGGGACTGCATTCTCTACAATCATCTTTGGAAGAAAAAGATTATTGTGCATCAACGAGACGAGTCGCGTCGAGGTAGACAAATTGTGGGGGCGTTTGTCAAGGAACCTGTCCCAGGAAAGTATGACTGGGTAGTATCTTTTGATGCAACTTCTCTATATCCTTCAATCATTATGCAATATAATATGTCTCCTGAGACAATGATTGCGGGAGAGTCCTACGATACGACTATCGATGGTATGGTCAATCATGTATTCGATATTACCGAGAATGCTGTTGGCAAGGACTACACGATGGCTGCCAATGGCTATTACTATAGAAGGGACTCGCAGGGCCTCTTCCCCGAAATCACGCAGAAGTTGTTTGATGACCGGCAACGATATAAAAAGCTGATGATTGCAGCACAAAAGCAATACGAGGAAACTAAAGACAAAAAGTATCAGAAGGAAATCTCGAAGTACAATAACTTTCAGATGGCAAGAAAGATTCAGCTCAACTCACTGTTTGGTGCCTGGGGAAATGAATACTTTAGATTTTATGATGACCGTATAGCAGAAGGTATTACTATAACGGGTCAGTATATCATTCAGCGTGTAGGCAAGGCTCTGAATGAATATCTAAACAAAATTTGCGAAACAGAAAAGTTTGACTATGCATTCTATAGCGATACAGATAGTTGCTACATCACGCTCGACCCACTTGTGAGGAAGTTTTATGCTGGGCAATCGAAGGACAAGATCATTGAGATCCTCGATAAAATTTGCGAGGACAAGATTGTTAAAGTCATTAACAAAGCATGTGATGGTATTGCCGACTATACGAATGCATTTCAAAGGAAAATTATATTCAAGCGCGAGGCAATCAGCGATAGGGGCATCTGGGTTGCGAAGAAGCGCTACGCACTTAATGTCTACGATAATGAAGGTGTAAGATACAATGATCCCAAACTTAAAGTCATGGGATTGGAGATAGTTAAATCATCGACACCAGAACCTGTCCGGGAGGCGTTGCGAGAAGCAGTTCGTCTGGCATTAACTTCTTCACAATCAGATTTACATAGATATATTGAAAACCTCGAAGGGGAGTTCAAGAAACTCAAGCCCCATGAAATTGCATTTCCTCGAGGTGTCAAGGGTCTGCAAAAGTATTCTGATAGTGCAGACATCTACAAAAGTGCAACCCCCATGCATGTACGAGGATCTTTACTATATAACTTTCATATGAAGAAAAAGAATCTCGATAAGAAGTATGAGATGATTCAAGAAGGTGATAAGATAAAGTTTTTGTATCTTTCTGAACCCAATCCCATAAGTGAAAACTGTATCGCCTTTGTTTCACAGTTGCCCCCCGAGTTGGGATTGACAAGATATGTAGATTATAATACAATGTTTGATAAATCTTTTATTGAACCACTCACTGCGATAATTTCAAGTATGGGATGGAGCGTTAAACCTAAAGCTACACTCGCAGATCTTTTTGCATAAGGAATATCATGTCACTATTAGACAAACTAAAAAAGAACACAACCATTAAGGAAACAGCGATCCTTTCTGAGTCAAAGTTTTTCAATAAGAAAGATATGATTCAGACGCCTGTTCCCATTTTAAATGTTGCTCTTTCAGGTAGCTTATCTGGAGGATTGACTCCAGGTCTAACCGTTTTCGCAGGTCCTTCAAAACACTTTAAAACAGCTTTTGCGCTGATGCTAGCAAAGTCATATCTTGATAAGTATGATGATGCAATTGTTCTCTTTTATGACTCAGAGTTTGGATCACCTCAATCATATTTTGACTCATTCAATATCGACACAAAGAGGGTGATTCATACCCCTATCACAGACATTGAACAACTGAAACATGATGCAATGTCACAACTTAATAATGTTGAACGAGGTGACCATTTAATTGTTATAGTTGACTCGGTTGGTAATCTCGCTTCGAAGAAAGAAGTTGAGGATGCCATTGAAGGTAAGTCGGTTGCAGACATGAGTCGTGCAAAGCAGATGAAGTCATTATTCAGAATGGTCACGCCTCATTTGACTATCAAAGACATTCCTATGGTCGTTGTAAATCATACCTACAAAGAGATTGGATTGTATCCTAAGGATGTAGTATCGGGAGGTACAGGTGTTTACTATTCTGCAGACAATATCTACATCATTGGTCGTCAACAAGAGAAAGATGGAACTGATCTAACTGGTTACAACTTTATTATCAATGTAGAGAAGTCGCGCTATGTGCGTGAGAAATCAAAATTGTCAGTAGAAGTTTCCTTTGAGGGTGGTATTAGTAAATGGTCGGGACTTCTTGATATTGCATTAGAAAGTGGGCATGTGGTCAAACCTAGCAACGGATGGTATTCACGCGCAGGTGAAGAAAAGAAATATCGACTTGCAGATACACAAAACAAAGAATTTTGGCTACCTATTCTTACCAGCAAAGAGTTTAATGACTTCATTGAAAGTAAGTACAAAGTATCTTCAAATAGCATTATGGCAGACATGAGTACCCATGACATTGAGGAGCAATACGATGCAGCTTAATGAAATTTACAGACCATGGGCAGTAGACAACGCACACTGGGGTATTGAGATTGTTGAGGGAAAGTTCAAAGATTCTGTTATTCAAATTGAAAGTGTGGAATTTGATGAGGTTGAAGATGGTTCACTAAAGGTTGACTACCACTCCATAAACATTCCTGATGGATTAGTTAAGGAGGACTATGATTCTGCTGAGTTTGTTGATATAATGCAATTGGTCATCAGTGATATTATCGCAAAAGCAATAGAAATTTATAAGGAAGATAATGGCAATTGAACAAACTATTCTATCTAATCTTATATACAATGAAGATTACATGAGGAAGGTATTCCCTTTTCTCAAAGAAGAATATTTTCAGGAGCACAATACAAAAATAATTTTCAGACACATATCCGACTTCATCAATAAGTATAATTCATTACCTTCTAAGGATGCACTTGAGATAGCTTTTCATAATGACAAGAACATTCCCGAGGACATGTTCAGCGATGTTATGAATGCGGTTAATGATTTTGAAAAAGAAGAAACTAATCTTGAGTG